GGCTTCCGCCAGCTGCCAGGGCTCGGTGTAGCCGTCCGCCACCAGCTCCTGCAATTCCGAAAAGGGCAGGTAGTGCTCGTAGTGCCAGCGGTTGGCCCGATCCTCATGCTGAGCTACCAGCTCAAAGGGGCTGTGCACCGCGTGGGTGGCTCCGGTGGCGCAGTGGCCCACCTCATGGGCCAGCGCAGCGGTGAAGTCCGCCACGGTCTCGAACTGGTCAAAGTCCAGAAAAATGCCGTAGCGGCCGTCCATTTCCAGCGTGGCGGCGTCTGCAAAGCCGATGGAATAGGGGATCAGGGTCACGCCCAGCCGGCGCACGTCCTGATAAATGGTTGCCAATGATGCCATGCGGCCCTCCCGGCGGTCAGTTCCCGCTGCCATGCTGCTGGCCCAGCTTGAACAGACGCGCCATTTCCAGTAATTTCTGTTTGTTTTCCTCGGTCAGATCCTTGCTCTCGTTGTGCAAAGCATAGGTGAAGTCGTCGAAGGTGACGGTGGGCATGCCGTACAGGTAGTTCATGTCCACCCCGAACAGGGCCGCGATGGCCTCCATGGTGGCAGTGTCCGGCTCGCGCTCGCCCCGCTCATACATGCTGATGGCGCTGCGGCTGATGCCCAGCCGCTCGGCCAGCTGGGGCTGGGTGAGCCCCTTTTGCAGCCGAAGCTGCTTTAAAATGGATGCAAATTGACCCATGGGATCAGCTCCTTTCTGGTTTCTGAACTCATGATAACACGAAATGTGAATTTTGTAAAGGAAAATATCCACAAAAGGTGTTGACACAGTTCGTGAACCGATGTACAATGAAACCACCAAACAAACCGGAAAAATTTTCCGGTTATTCCAGCTTGGCATATTTTTTTATTTGATAGGGACACAAAACGTGTCTTTATTGGATAAAAAATAAGTATACCACAAAAAGTGCCCGATAACACGGGCTGCAAAGGAGGGCGATGCGGTGGAAGGCTGGCAGGGCCTCGGGGCAAACCGGGGCCGGTTCGTGAGCAGGGCTGAGGGCTTCGCCGTGGCCTGCCGCGGGTGCGGCATCCTGCAATGGAACCCACGGGCGGCAGAGGCGGCGGAGTTCAAAGCGATGCTGGAGGAATGGTATTTTTCCGGCGACTGGATCCGAAAGGAGGATATGGATGAAGAGCAGATGGACCTGGCGGGGCTGTGAACGCTGCCAGTGGAAACGGGACGGTGAGGGCAACTGCCTGTTGCCGGTGTGCATGAAGTCTATTTACAGCGGGAGGAAAAAGCGGAATGAGAAGCAGAGCGGAAACAATGGAATTTTTGCGCAGTTACCAGATTCAGCTGCACGAGGCGCGGCTGGTGAGCGAGCAGCTTCGGGAGCTGGAGGAGGTGATCACCCGGGTTACCCCTTATCTTGGGCAGGGGGTGCAGGTGGTGAGCGGGCCGAATCTGCATAAGCTGGAGCAGAGCGTGGAGCAGCTGGAAACGCTGCGGGGCCGGCTGGCGGAAAAACTGCAGGCGGCCAATGCGGCGCAGGCGCAGGTGCTGGTGGCCATTGAACTGCTGGAGGACGAAAAGCTCCGCCAGCTGATGCGGGCCCGCTATCTGCTGAACAAGACCTGGCCGGACATCAGCCGGATGCTGGATATGGACGAGCGCTGGCTGCGCCGCCAGCACGAGCAGGCGCTGAAGTGCATCAGCCTTCAGAACACCGCCTCGGCGGCCTGAAACCGCGAAAAGCCCGGAAAAAAACCGAAATTGACCCTTGAAAAGCCCGGAAAAAATTGAAAATTGACCCTTAGAAAGCCCGGTTCGACCCGTGCTATCCTGTATCATGAGGAAAACAGGCGGAGGGGCCCGGAACAAAAACCGGGCTCCCCGCCTTTTTCCCACCCATTTTCAAACGGAAAGGAGTGTGAATGCCAATGGCCGCGCAACAGGAACAGGATCCCATCCAGCGTTTGCGGCAGGAGCTGATGGCCATCGCCATGGGGGAAAAGGAGTATCCGGAATACGGCAAAAACGGCGAGGAGATGATGCAGCTGCCCGGTCTTGCCATGCGGATGAAGGCCATGGAGATGCTGGTAAAGCTGCCGGATCTCTCGGCGGCGGAGCCGGTGCATCGGGTGGTGCTGGTGGATGACATTTGATGAACGGCGGGCGCTGGGCGGGCTGATCGCCCCGGCCTTCCACGAGGCCCACAGGGCGATCCGCCGCGGGAAGGTGGGGGAGCTGGTGCTCACTGGCGGGCGGGGCAGCGCAAAAAGCAGCTGTGCAGCCATTGAACTGCTGGTGCAGCTGATGCGCCATCCGGACTGCCACGCCGTGGCCCTGCGCCGGGTGGGCCGTACCCTGCGCGCCAGTGTGTGGAGCCAGCTGCTCTGGGCCATGGAACAGCTGGGGCTGGAACAGGAATTTGAAGCCAGTGTGACCCGGCTTGAACTGGTGCACAAAACCACCGGCCAGTGCATCTGGTGCTTCGGGCTGGACGACGCGGCCAAGCTGAAAAGCATCAAGCCGCCCTTCGGGTACATCGGGGCGGTGTGGTTTGAGGAGCTGGATCAGTTTTCCGGCCCGGAGCAGGTGCGCAGCGCCGAACAGAGCCTTTTGCGGGGCGAGGGGCCGAGCCTTGTGATCAAAAGCTTCAACCCGCCCGCTCTGCCCGGCAACTGGGCCAACCGGTACGCCCGCAGGCCAAAGCCAGGCATGCTGGTGGTGCATTCCGACTACCGCCAGCTGCCGCCCCACTGGCTGGGTGAGCGCTTTTTGCAGGAGGCCGAGCACCTGCGGCTCACCAACGAGCGGGCCTATCGCCACGAATATCTGGGTCAGGTGGTGGGCAGCGGAACCCTCGTGTTCGACAACCTGAAGCTGGAACCCATCCCGGACGCCCAGATCGCCCGGCTGGAGCGGCGCTACCACGGGGTGGACTGGGGCTGGTTCCCGGACCCCTGGGCCTTCAACAGCTGCGGCTACGATGCCGCCCGGCGGGTGCTGTACATCTTCGACGAGGCCACCCGCCGCCGCACCTCCAACGGGGACACCGCCCGCATCCTTCTGGAAAAGGGGGTCTGTTCAGGCGACGGCGAAACCCTCATCGCAGACAGCGCCGAGGAAAAAAGCTGCCGGGACTACCGGGCGCTGGGCCTGCCCTGCCGGGGAGCGGAAAAGGGCCCGGGCAGCGTGAAGGCGGGCATGAAGTGGCTGCAAAGCCTTGCGGAAATCCGCATCGACCCCGCCCGCTGCCCGGACACTGCGAAGGAGTTCAGCGAATACGAATACGACCGGGATCACGCCAGCGGTCAGGTTCTGGAGGGCTACCCGGACCGGGACAACCACCACATCGACGCGGTGCGCTACGCCACCAGCCGCATCTGGCGGCGGGCGGGCAGCTGAAACACACAGAAAGAAAGGAGAAGCACGATGCACAAATTCAGGGAATGGTTCTGGCGGCGCTTTCTGCCGGAATGGGTCCGGGACCAGCTGATGCGGGAGAACGCGGCCCTGCGGGCCAGGGAGGATCAGCTGACAAGGGAGATCGAGCGGCTGGAAGCCTACATTCAGGGCATGCAGGCCGGAGTGCGGGCCCGCAACCGGCTGGCCGGGGCACGGGGCTGGGAGGTGGAGGAATGAGCCTGTTCGGGGCCGCCTTCGGGCGGCAGATCCACAGCTTTGCCCAGGCCTACCCCGGCGCGCGGGACTGCACCACCGTCGCCATGAACGCCGCCATTGAGGACTGGTTCCGCCTTTACTTCGACCGGGAGGTGACCGACACCGAGGATCCCTGCCAGCGTCTGCCCTACACGGTGGTGAGCAAGCTGAGCCGCAGCTGCTTTGCCGAGTATCGGGCCGCGGCCGAAGGGGGCGACGCCTTTGTAAGCGGGGTGCTGGCCGGGCTGGAAACGGTGCGCAAAAAGGCCATGCAGCTGGCGCTGATCGGGGGCGAAAGCTGGCTCAAGCCGGTGCCGGGCCCCGGAGGCTTTGCCTTCACGGTGATGCGGCGGGATATGGTCACGGTGCTGGGCCGGGCCCCGGACGGGGAGGTCACCGCACTGGGCAGCGCCGAGCTGACCATGGAAAACGGCAAATTCTACACCCTTCTGGAGCGGCGCAGTCTGGATGAAGCGGGCCGGCTGGTGATCGAAAACCGGCTGTTCTGCAGCTGGGACGGCCAGAGCCTGGGCAATCCGGTGGGGCTTTCCGCCCTGCCCCGGTACGCGGCGCTGGAGCCGAAGGCGGTGGTGGGCGACGTGGGGGGCCTTGGCCGTGTGAGCCTGCGCCTGCCGCTGGAAAGCTGCGTGGACGGCAGCGCCGACCCGGTGAGCGTGTACGCAGCGGCGGCCGGGCTGATCCACAACATCAACCGCAACGAGCGCCAGCTGGATCGGGAGTTCGACCACGGCGAAAGCCGGGTGTTCGCCTCGGCGGAT